CATTTAGTGTTGTGAAATAACCTGTTTCATTTTTAGGAGCACTTGGTTGTGTTTTCCATAATATATCTTTTTGTAATAAGTCAAACGCACCTGGGTTACTAGCATTGTGTACTTTTCTAAAGTCATCGTAAATGTAGTTTTGTAAACTATAATGCTTAGTTATATTACTAATATCATCCTTTAGAATTTGTGTTTCTGTTTTATTCAATCCAAAAGTAATAAACGTTTGAAATGGTTCGTCGTCTTTGTACAATGCGCCATCATCAGCATATGAAGTAACTTTACTAAATCTACCTGTAGGATCTTCAATATCAATATACCTACTATGCCCAGCATGTGTTCTGTTTGTTGCTTTTAATTTTAATATGTTTACACTTTGACTTAATGGATAAACATTATAGTCCTGAGCACTTACCATTCTATCTTGAGTGTAGTATGTTTGGGGAGCATTGTTTTTAATACTACCTAAACTTTCTGCTGGTGCTGAATTAAATACTGAATTCTGTAATTCTAAACTAATTGTTAAATTATGTAATTCGTTTGCCGAATTGAAATAAGGTATGTCTATTGTCAAGTTGTTAAAGTTTTCTGGTCTTAAAGTTAATGATGTGCCAGCACTTTTTCTATAGTATAATCTAAATATGCCTGTTGGTACATTACCAAGGTTACCATCTGAAAATTTAATTCGTATGCCGTCGTTAATAGTGTTTTCTACACTATACACATTTCTAACATTTAATGACAACGAGTTGTATGCTAATGTTTGTCCTGTTAGATTAGGTACTTGTTTCCATGATGTTTTTCTTACAGCATTTTCATCTAATTGCTGAAAGTATACATCTGTTTCGTTAATGTTTGTATCATTAACGTCAATAAATCTGTTTGCTAATGCTCTATCAAATATATAATCTTCAAATATAAGTTCGCCTTGCTTAAACATAAAAAAGAAACCAGTGTTAGCACTATCTAATCCTTTCTTATCATTTCTATATACAAATCTAATTGGCTGATAAACATCTGGTTGTGCTTCTCTGAAAACATTATTCTCGTTAATGTCCGAACTTACTATTTCAAAAGGATATGTTTCGCCGTTTACACTTGCTTGAAACTCATACCCTATAGTTTTACCTGTTTGGCTGTTGAGAGCATATATTTCTGTTGGGATTGTTCCTACATTTTTTGATATAATAGGTTTAGTAAACGGATTATTATTTGTCATAGCACTATTAAGAATAGCAACAAACTTATCAAAACTATCAGGGTCTTCTTCGTCGTCCCATTCTATAGTAGTATTTTGTAAATTAACACCCGAAGTATCTAATATTGGTTCGGTTGTAGATATTGCTGTTACTTTGATTAATCCACTTGCTGGTATATTACGTTTAGGAGTGTATCCTAACATATTAGCAAGTCTTAAAATACTGTCTTTGCTTTCTGCTGTTGATAAAAAGTTTTCTCTAGTGTTTAGATCTACTCTGAATGCTAAACTTTGTGACAGGTACGAAAGCAATTCAATGATTGCTACAAACTCTGAACTTTCAATATAGTCATTGAAACTTTCAGGATAATTTTCCCTTATATAGTTTAACATCGCCGATCTCATTGTACTGAAATCGTATGCTTTAAAACTTACATTTGTATAAGCCGAGTAGGCTACTTCCCAATTCTCCGCGGCAAATAAATTACTATTTCTTTTACTGATTGCCATTAAACACTATCCCCTTCAAAATTAAAATCAAATTCGGCTATGAGTGTATCTTCTGTTAGATTTGCTTTATATTGTAAATACATTTCAACTCGTAAAGTATGCTCTAATTCTGCTACATTTAGATTGATTAATGATACTCTAGGATCGCCATTTACTATTCTTATACAGTCATCTTCTATATCTTGTACAGTCAACGCATCTAATGGTTGCATTAGACTTTCTTTGATTATGGAGCCAAAATTTGGCCTCATGACTCTCTCACCCTTACTGGTGTTTAATTGATTAAGTAAATCCTGTTTAACTAAGTCTAGATCGACTAGGTTGAATGGTGGTTTTACTTTTCCGTCTGTACTAAATCCAATAAATGTAGCCATACAAGTATTTATCAGGTTTATTAACGGATGCTTTAATGATGGGGGGTTTTAAGCAGGTTTTACGACTTAGACTGTAGATACTGTAAAGCCTTGGCTTGCATTTCAGGATCTAATTTATCTAACGCACCTTTAAGAGCGGCATCTTCCGGAGAAAGTGTACCGTCGCCGTTCTCATCGCCTTTAACTTGTGAGTCTGAACCTGCTCCTGTGTCGTTCATGTCTTTGTATACCATTGCCATGAATACTTTATCTACATCTTCCGGAGTTAGTGTGCTGGTTCCTTTGAGTAAAGGTGCTATAGAGTTAAGTCCCTGTGCTAGGGGATTAGAAATTTGGTATTTCTCTTTTAAAAATTTGGCGAGCTCGTTGCCTGTGGTCACAGTTATGTCTGCCTGGGGGAATCTTCTGGTTTTCCATTTGATAAAGTCATTGGATATTTTTTTAGCAAGAGGTTTTGCCTGTTTTATTTCTTTGTTTGCTAGCCGCTTGTTGCCAAAGTTTTTTATACCCTGCTTTACGCCGGCATACCTTTGTTTTATGTCGTCTAGACCAAATTCGTTAATAATTACTTCATCAATACGCATAGTATTTTTCTCCTGCCAGTTATTTATCACTTTTTTGTATCTTGGTGCTTAAATATATGTTGAACTTATACAAGGAATATATATGAAATATGTTTTAGCAGTTGCTCTTGCTGAAGAACTCGAGGGCATTAAAGGTGATTATAATATAATCTATACTGGTGTAGGCAAGGTCAATGCCGCAATTACACTTACTAAATACCTATCAGAAAATCCAGACACAGAATTAGTAATCAATTACGGTACTGCTGGTGGTGTTGATCCTGATATGAAAGGTATGCTCCATATAGGCAAATTTGTACAAGCAGATATGGATTGTAGAGAATTTGGGTTTGAAAACTTTCAAACACCGTTTGAGTCACTAACAACGCAAATAGTGGTTGACCATAACGGTTTTACATGTTATACTCAGGATAAGTTTGCCACAGTTGCACCCGAAGGGTATTGTAATTGTGTCGACATGGAATCATACGCACTAGCAAAAGTATGTACGATTTTTGATATTAAATTTAAATGTATGAAGTTTATTAGTGATATTATAGGACAAGGAGATCAAACGTCAGAATGGGAAGCCAATAAGTCGTTAGGTGTAGAAATGTTTGAAAGTTCACTGAAAGACTTAATTGGAGAAAAATAAAAATGAACGAACAAGATAAGAACTTTTTAATAAACTTTAGTCCTATGCTTGCCGCGGCTGTTATTGGATTTTTATTGCTTGTGGCGTTTGAGGCCAAGGCAGAAGATATAGAGGAAGTGATTGTGGTTGCTCAACAGGTTGAAACCACAGAAGCAGATGCTTTAACAACTACTACTATTACAGAAAGTATTTTACCAGAGTTTACTTGGACAGCAGGAGGCACTGGTGCCTTTCAAGGTTACAATGAACGTGGTGCTCAAACAGTACATACGTCAGTTTATAAAAATGGTATTCCATCTAACACCCCAGGTTCTGCTTGGTATGACTTTGGACACGAAATTGTAAGTGGTCAAAATGTTAAAGTTATTTCAGGTGCTAATGGAGTCATGTATGGCTCAGGTAGTATTGCTGGCGCAGTATTAATTGAGGATACTATCGAAAGAAGTATCACAGCAAAGTTAGGTAGCAGTCAAGAAAGATATATTAGTGTTGCTCCTACATCATGGTTTCAGTACACAGACTATAAAACTGACCAACAAGCAAGAAACGACAACACGGAAAGTGACACATACAAAAATCAAAGTGCTAAAATTATTGCTGATGCCGGAGACTTTGAATTAATAGTAAGTGCTACAGATTACGCATATGATTATGATAATTGTTATACTGCTAGTTTTAGTCAAAGTAATGACTGCTTACAAGACGGCGAAAAGTTTACTGTTAGTGTTAGAAATGAATATTTCACTATAGGCAGAACAGAAGACAAAGCAGAATACTTCACAGAAGGTGTTAGCACATATCAAAACGAAAGCAGTAGAGATTATTTTAGAGCAGGCGATACAGTAGACTTGTCTAAGTTATTACAAGTTACATACGGTGTCGACGGCAGTAAAGATCAATACAATGAACATGAGCAAGACAACTATGGTGCGTTTTTAAGTATCAATGCCGAATTTGCCTTGAAGTATAACTTTGGATTTAGAGTAGGCAATGCTGATCAAAACGCAATGAGAATTGGTATAGAAAGCGGACAGTTCTTTATGAATGTTGGTACAAGTTTTAGACGTCCTAACTTATATGAAGTATACGGTGATAACTGGGTAAGTGCTAATGAAGAACTATTACCAGAAGAAGGCACAGGTTACGAAATAGGTTTTGGTGCTTTAAGTATATTCATGTACGACTTTGAACAAGCAATTGAATATGCTAGTGGCTACACAACTACAAACATTATTACTCCTGAGATCACCACAACAGATCCTGATACAGGTGTAGTTACTGTAACGCCTGCTGTAACAGAAGATATCTATACACCTGCTATGTATTACAATACCGGTAACTATTCAACACAGGGCGTTAGATTTGCTAACACGTGGGGTCCTATTAGCCTTATGCTAAAAGTCAACGACACAGAACAAGTTAGAATACCAGAATACGTTGCTGTGATATCATGGGAACAAAATTATAAAGGTGTGGATTACAGAATCAAATACTCAGGGCAGTTTGACAGAGCACCAGGGCAGTATGACTTCTTACCAGAAGGACAGGAATACTTAGACGACTTAAAGAAACTAAACATTTATGTTGGTAAGCAATTTGCGTCTGGCTTAAATCTCAACTTTACTATTGATAATATTACTGACCAAGAGGTCGAAGTATTACCTGGCTATGATAGCCAAGGCAGAGAATATCAATTAACAGTACAGTATAATTGGTAATGTAATAAATAATATTTGTAAATTAACTAACATTGTAGGACCACAATGACCACAGATAAAATTATTAAAAAAATTATTAGCACGTTTAAAGAATTACAATTACGTTCTAATGAAATCAACCACGCATCAGGCGAACTTGTTTTAGCAACATGTATTCAAAAAGATAGAAGAGGAAAGTATGACAGTTTAGGCTTTTACAATGTAAAAACTAAAAGATATGCTTTAGTCTTTATTCGTGATTATATTGCTAGGAATGTTAATCATATTCCAGAACTTGATCAGATGCGTTCACTTGTAAAAGAATCTGCTCTATAGAAGCAATGACTAATAACAGAATTAACAATTCTCTAAATAACACACTTGAAGAAGAACTTAGGGTTATGCTTGTAGAAAAGAATAACGAAAACCGAGAGTTAAGAGCACAAGTTAAAATTTTAGAGGATTGTGTTGCTGAAGAACAAGAAGCAAAATATAGAGCATGGGTTAAATTAGCCGATCTTAAAAAAAGTACTGGTACTACAGAGTAGAAAACAGTTCTGCTTCTACAAGTCTCTTATTATATAATTCGTGATTAACAATCTCTTTGTCTTTTTTAATGATACTAGAGAAATCTAAAAAATGAGATGCTACCTTATTATAATGCTGGTTATTAAGAGTTAATATAAGATTACTATTAATTAATCGTTTTTCTTCTACATCGAATGCTAACGATATAAGAGCCGCAAACTGAGATTTACTTATTGGAACTGTAACTAAACGTTGAATCGTGTTGATTGCTAATTGTAAATCGATAGTAAATAGTTTTCTGATCGTGTTGTTATCAACTCCATTTTGAAAACTACAAACATATATTCCGGTATCTTTATCAAATACTTCTAATTCGCTAAAGTTTGCTAAAGAAAAACTATTCTTAGTAAATACATTGCTTCCTTTTAATTCCTGGAACTGCTGTTTAATAATACGTTGTACTTCGCTGTTATCTAAAGATACATAACCATAGTCGCGATAAGCAATCATGTTATTTGCTATTTCCATTTGTGTTAGTTTGTGTTCGAAGCCAATGTATGTTTCTCTGTTATATTGTTGTGGGTATGTGTATACTGGCACAATAGATTTAATAAACACCTCTAACTCTTTCATAAAAACAGGTTCTAATGTATGGTCAGTAGGTAATACTAAATTAGTTTGAGCAGTACTTTTATTATATTCGGGTATAACTTCGCCTGTAGACCAATTATATGCTGTACCTAAAAAATATCCATCCGGTGATGAATAGTTTGCTGGCTTTTTGTCTGAAAAGTCAATTTGTCCAGGTAGCAAATCTGTTTGAGCATTTATCATTTAAATCCACCTTTGAACGGCTTGTCTTTCTTAGACGTACTAGGTTCTGGTTGTGGTACTCTAGAAAGAATAGTTTTTACACCTTTGTTGATCATTCCTTCCCACTTTGGTACCCCTTGCGGACTACCGGGCGGAAATATCATACGAGTAAGTGTTTTACCTTGTACTTGCTTACCTGGCTGTTCTGGTAACGGTACCGGGAGAGGTATAATATCAAAGCCAAATAGTGTCATAGGCTTGAATTTTGTTCCTATATAATCTGATACTTTTAATTCTGGAAATTCTAATACTGGAGTAAATGCCTCTGGAGCAATATCTACCATGGCTCCTTCTAAATTAAGTTTTGCCATACCTTGAACAACTGTGTTAGTACTTGTAGCAGTTAAAGTGCCTAATGGGCCTGTGACTAAATTAATTTTACCAGGTATTGGATTACCCATTACAACTCTGCCGTCTGCTTGACCTATAATATTTTGCGATTTTATTTTTGTTTCGCCTGCTGAGTTTAGTAAAATCTTACCCTGTGTACCAGTTAATTTTAAAAACGGCGATGGTTGTGCTGAGAACTCTAAGTTTTGTCCTTTAATGTTTACATCTTTGTAACCTTCAATGTTGACTGTGCCTTTTGTAAGAGCGGCAACAAAGAGTGGGCCTGCTTGTGGGTCGGCCATGGCTAAATCTACCTCCTCCACTATGCCACCTAAGCCTCGACCTTCATCCAATGGATGGGGAGAATTATTAGCGGCCTTTATATTAATATCTTGGCCTGCTTCAATGTTTACATTTTGATCTGCTCTTAAATTTAAGTCGCCCATAGTTCTAACATTATAACTGCCTTTGCCGAATATATCTATATTGCCTTCACCATCTATTTCAATATACCCTGTTCCTTTTTTGTTCACAATATAGATAATATCGTTCGTATCGTTTAATAAAATCTGCATACCCTGGCCTGTACGCAATCTAATTAAATTATTATTATCATTGTCATCCATTACGAACTGATGGCCTGGATTTCTTGCCTTGGGATTTCCATCTTGTCTAGAGCCCGGTGTTAATATACCAAATACTTCAGAAATATCTTCTCGTCTGGCACCACTAGTACTTTGCCCTCTAACAAAATCATCTGCCAATCCTTGATGGAATAAATTATCTGCTAATGGGTGTTGAGGCCTCTTTGACGACTTGGGCACAGTTTTTGTGCCTTTATACTCATACTCCATGTCAAAATTACTTGGATCAGAATTCAGGTTTACTTCTGTAACAGCATCGGGCAATCCATTTGTAGTTTGTCCTGCTGGAATACCTGGCACCATAGAGTTTCTTAAAGAGTGAAATAAACATGATATAATTACTGGTATCTTTTTTGCGTTCTTAAACACAATGCCTACTATAACTTGAGTACCAGGGTCTGGTGGTCTCATCCACATACCGTAACTGGTTTGTGCCGCTGTAGGATCTGCGTCATCTGTGTTTGCGCCTAATTCCGTTGCTCCAGCAAATGGCGAAGACCATTGACAGTTAAATAATGCGTCATCGGTTTCATCTGACCCTGTTATCTCTGGGATATGTACTAACATATTTCCGTTGCGGGTTGTATCTATAACTTTCTTGATTGTGCCAATCCAGAGTTGCTTAGTTTCCAATACTGAATTGTAGTGATCTCTTAACTTATCTTTTCTTGCCATACTGCTATTTAATCTCCATTATCGAAATCGACTGCCGGATCTGATCGAGGAAATGTAATTAACCACATTGTCTACGTCCCCGGGGCTAATGTAGGTGCTACATTTTCTGCGGCTTGAGCCGCATCTTCTGATTCGTTGTCATCGTCGGCATATACAGGGTGATTGGGTTCTTTTTGATTTTTAATACATTTCAATAATTGTCTAAACTGCCCACCGCTAAATTTATGCGTTACTTCTGTAATCATATAGTATCCAGAATACGATGGATCTATTTGTTTAATATCTACTATACCAGTATGCTGTTCAAAGTCATCAGCATAATGTTCATACTCTTTAGGGAAAACATATCTAAATGCTGTAAATACCGAGCCGTTACCATATGGCGCGGATGTTTTAGACTCTCTATCTGTTGTGTATTCTTCTTTCCATGTATTTGGCTCAGTCTTATCCTCAGGTGTTACCAATATAGACGGAGTGCTATTTTCATTTTTTGAATAGTCTTCTCTACCAAACCAATACGGATCACCTTTAACAGTTAATTCCATCTGGACCAAGTAGGGTATGCCTTCTTTTTTATATGAAAGCATTGTTGAAGCATAATGTTGTTTAGGCGTTACATCGTTTGAATTGGGATCTTCACCTACAGGAACACCTTCCACTTGGGTGTAAGAAAAATCAAATGCGTCAGGATCAACTCCAGAAAAATCCATTTCTTCTAAATATGTTAATTCGTGTTCTGGAGCACTCGAAGCCTCTAACATTTCAAATGTAAAACTGTTTTTATTAATAGCAGGTGCTCCGGAAAATCCTGGCGGTGCCGTGGCAAATTGTGCTATTTCATCAATTAGTGTTTGTGCTTCGCCTAGACCCGGTATATCATCTGGACTTAAACTTAATCCGGTTCCGGCAATTACTTGATTTACGTTGTCAACTAAACCGTCTATCCCTTTACTGAGAGATGTCAGTCGTTTTGCTAAGCCTGATGTAAATTCAAACGGACTAGATGCACCCGTAATAATCTGTGCTATTTGTCCAGCCGCAATGTTTAAACCACCAGCAAGGTCCCCTGCTGTGTCTTCTAGCACTGATTGAAAGTCTTGTATATCAGCAAATAATCCATCTACTACTTGCGTGCCTTTGGCAACTGATTCTATTTTGTTAAAAATTGCTATAGGTGAACTTGGTAATCTTCGAGATAATGTAGTACCCGATATGCCACCTGCTACACCAGATGCTGTTGCTTGTATATTAGCAATTCCTGTAATTGCGTCTGTTGTATTTTTACCTAATGAGGAAACTGTGGATTTAAGATCACTTCCTAATTGTTTAAAATGATTAAGTAATGTTTCGGTGGAGGCTTTACCAGCCTTGGCTTGCTGTAATAGTCTGGTTGTGGTTTTTTCTCTGGCTTTCTCGAGGCTCTTTGCATCCACTTGCCTTGCCTTAGAATCTTGATAAGTAGGTTGTATTCCTCCATACGCAGGAAATATAAATACCTGCCCTGTGGGGAAACTTAAATCCACATCTAGTACTTGATCGTTAATACCAGTAAACATGTAATCGTATTGTTTAACAATATTCCATTTATCAATTGCTTTCTTCTTTTTGTCTTTTTCGTCGTTGCTAAAGTTTTCTGTGTTACATGTTGCGCCGGCTTGTAATTGTAAATCCAAAATGTATAAAACTTTAAATGCCGGAGTTCCAGTAGGCAACGAGTCAGCCTGAGGTTTTTTAATAACAGATGATCTTATTACTGGTGCCCATATGGCATCATTGCATTCTTTAGTTGCTATAATATTATCCTCAGATGCTATGGCTTTTATGTCTGTTACATAATCTACAAAGTAAGCACTCTTTTTCATTATATCTTCAATGGCTTGTTCTATACTTGTGCCTTTTTTAATGTTATGTTCAACCTGGAGTTTTTCTACTCCTTCAATTGTTGATGGATCTTTAACTGGATCTGTTTCCTTGTTACCATTAATATGAAATTTTGGATCAATCTTAAAATCTTCAGGTTCCAATGGGACTTTATCTTTTATGCCGTATTTTTTGCCAAGACCAATTCCTATACTATGAAAACCACTAAGTTTACTACCTGATGGCGAATCTAACTCTATTCCTTTCTGAGTTAACATCTCGGCGAATTTTTTTAACAGACGTTCAGTAGTTAAGGTGGCCGACTGTTTCGGGTCGGCTTCGATCGTTATAGTCATATCTTCTACTGCTCTTTTAGTATAGTCAGGTAACTTTGCGCCAATTTCGGTAAATGATACGCCGGCCAAATTATATTCTGTGCCATCAGTAGTAGGATTGAAATCAAAATTTGTTAACCAAAACGGCCATGCCCATGATCCGAGTATTTCATAATCTTGTGACGGCATGCCATCAGTGTCGACTAGTTCTTTTTCGTCGGTCGTCCAGTCTCTGTATCCAACTAAATCTACTTCTATTAGATATGGAAGATCTAATGGTCCTTTGGATTTGCCTTTATCATTTTTATATAACTTGTCTACATCAAACTTAGATTCTTGATCCATCAATCTAAGTTTGTTAAATGCTATTTGAATTAACGTAAAGAAATTGGCACCAATCGGCTCGGTGATTGTAAATGCTATTTTTGTCGAATATCCTTTGCTGTTATCAGGTGTACCTAAACCATATGTGTCAACTACTGTTTGTATATCTAAGTTATCTATATTAAATTTTGTAGTTACGCCTGTTTGAGCAATGATAACTTTTTTTGTGCCCTTGGAAACTCCTAAAGGCAATATACCAGATTGGTGAAAACTGTTTGGTAAAGCACTGAATGTAATATTATATGTATAACTAGATAGATAATCTAAAGCATTCGGCATTGGATCACCGCTAGTATACAAATTATTTTTATCTGTATCTGCCATGTTATCCCCTAGTTAGGTTTTCTACTGTTTCTTTACTTGGAACTTTAATTTCTATTCCTGCCTGGAAATCCATTAGCGGATCTTTTATAATGTCTAAATTGCGTAATGTAAAGACCCACCAAAACTCAACATTATTGTATAAATCGTATGCTAGTAGATCAGGCCGCATACTGTATTTTTCTTGTAGTATAATAGTCTGATCAGTAATACTCTCTTTGATTCGAGGTAAATTAGCATAATTAAGACCTGTATAAAAAGACTTATTAGGTGCCGAATTAAGGAAACTGTTTTTTGAATATGCCATTAAATAAATCCTATGTTTTTGCCACGTTTCATATCATCAAGACTAAAATCTTTACGAATTCGTCTAGGTGAATATTGCGGTGTAAGGTTAATTGTAAATTCTACATCGGTTGGCACATAAGTAACACTCTTACTACCAAACGCACTAGCAAAGATGCCCGAAGATATTTTCCCGTCTTTATCCGGTTGTTGTCCTGTGGGCGAAGCCGGTACTGGAACATAATCAACCTGATTCGAGAGCATCATGTTAAAGTCTGTTAGTAGAACTGGAACTCTATCAAATCCAAAAGGCCCTAAGTATGAAAATTGCATCAACGGTGGAGGCGCACCAAATTTCTTAGATGCTATTGCTCTTTCACCAAAATCACTTTGGGTCATTGCATTTAGGAATCTAAATGTTGCTAATAAGTATTGTGCTTCTTCTTTTGAACTTGCTGTAAATTGTGCTATAAGAGGTATAATTGGCGGAGCAGAGTTTATATAACTATATATAGGATAGTTTGCTCCTTTAAAATCCATCTGCCCATAATTTGCCGATCTGGCAAAGTAAAGGTTTGGTGTATACGGAAATACAATTCCTCTATTTGCTTTTAATGGGAACATTACATTACCTTCTTTAACTGTCTCGTCAAAGAATGATTCAGAGTACTTTTTAAACAACTGTAACCTTGCTCTATAATCAGAATTTAATGTTGTTTCAAAACCCATATGCTCTCCATTTTTATAAAAGTATGTAATGTATTTATCGATTTCAATAAAACTACACTTAATTCCTAAAAGTGGATAATTATACTTGACTTCTGAAAAAATAAATGTATAATACATTAAACGGAGATTACAAACAATGGCACAAAAATATCTTAATAATAAAGACTTACTGAAAGAAATTCATAAAAGTAAAATGAGTTTTTGCTGGATTAAGTCACCACAGTACGACAGACCCGACATTATTGTCAACGACGTCAGCGAAATAAACAAATCTGTATATGATCAAGCAAAACAAAATAAAGCAGGTCGTATGAAGGATCTAGCATACCAATCGGCAGTAAAAGGATACGAGGGACCAGCAAACAAAAAGCCTAAACAGAAGGATTTTTTAGTTGAACCAGATTCTATTGCTGATGAAGAGATTACTATTAGAGTAATGGATATGGAACACATTCCACTGGAGCCAGGCAGAAAGAAAAATCCCAGGAACGAAGCAGAAACAAAAGCAAAGTGTAACTTTCCAGCATTTAAACACTATGCTAAAGTAAATGGAGAGATTACAGAAGTTGCTAGAAGTCACTGGAAGGGCGGACTTAAGAGTGGTAAGTTTAATGTCGAGCACGGAAGTATTACTAACGAACTTGGCAAAATGTATCTCAAACTAGTAGAAAGATATAGTCAGAGAGCAAACTGGAGAGGCTATACATACATTGATGAAATGCGTGGGCAGGCACTATTGCAGTTAGCAATGATAGGCTTACAGTTTAATGAAGCAAAGTCTGACAATCCGTTTGCTTATTATACAGCCGCAATTACAAACAGTTTTACAAGAGTTCTAAACATTGAGAAAAGAAATCAGAATATCAGAGACGATATACTTATTGACTCAGGACATTTACCGAGTTATGGTAGACAGATTAAGCACGAAGAAGAAATGAAAGCACAAAGAGAAGAAGCACAAAATTCTAATTCGGATGCTTAATTATGACAGATAACTTATTCAAAAAAGCCGCAGTCTTTACAGACATACATTACGGCCTAAAACAAAATAGTCATCAGCATTTAAAAGACTGTAATAATTTTGTTGACTGGTTTATTGCCGAAGCAAAACTAAGAGAAGCAGAAACATGTTTCTTCTTAGGCGACTGGCATCATCACAGAGCAAGTATTAATATTGCTACAATGAATGCTAGTTTGAGAGATCTTAAAAAACTAAATGACGCATTTGAAAAAATATATTTCATAACCGGCAACCATGATTTATATTACAGAGATAAACGCGAACTTAACAGTATAGAATTTGCTCGTGACTTACCTAACTTTATTATGGTAGATGAGATATTTGAAGAAAAAGGTGTATCTATAATACCATGGTTAGTTGGAACAGAACATAAAAAAGTTGCTAAGATCGATTGTAAATATATGTTTGGCCATTTTGAACTGCCGTTCTTTAAAATGAATGCAATGGTAGAAATGCCAGACCATGGTGGTATTACAGCAAGTATGCTTGACAAACCAGAATATGTTTTTACAGGACATTTTCATAAACGTCAATACAACCATAACATACATTACATAGGCAATGCGTTTCCGCATAATTACGCAGACGCACAGGATAACGATAGAGGATACATGTTCCTAGAGTGGGACAAAGAACCGCAATTTGTTAATTGGCCTGACTGCCCTAAGTATGTTACATGCGGTCTAGTAGAACTTATCGATGATCCTGCTAAATTTTTAGGCGCAACAACGTATGCTAGAATCAAATTAGATGTAGACATCAGTTATGAGGAAGCATCTTTTATTAAAGAAAACTTTATGGACAAATACAAGTGTAGAGAAATACAACTTGTACCAGTCAAGGAAGTTGAGGAAGAATACGAAGCAGGCGAAATACATTTCGAAAGTGTCGAACAAATTGTTATCAGTCAATTACAAACGATTGAAAGTAGTACCGTAGACACTGATAAACTTATTAACATTTACCAGAACTTATAATATGCTAAACATAAAAAACATCAGTGTGAAGAATTTCATGAGCGTTGGTAATAACGTTCAAGGTGTTAGATTCGACGACAAACACTTGACACTTGTATTAGGAAACAACCTAGACCTAGGTGGTGACGGTAGCAGAAATGGTACAGGCAAGACTACTATTATTAACGCTCTAAGTTATGCGTTATACGGCGAAGCACTAACCAACATTAGACGTGATAATTTAATTAACAAAACAAACGGCAAGGGCATGATTGTTTCTTGCGACTTTGAACTTAACGGTATAGAGTATCGCATAGAAAGGGGAAGACGTCCTAATGTGTTACGTTTATTTGTTAATGGTACAGAACAAGAAGATCAAGAACAGCAAGGCGATAGCAGAGAAACACAAAAACAAATAGAAAAAATTATCGGCTTTAGTCATCAAATGTTTAAGCACATTGTTGCTCTAAATACTTACACAGAACCTTTCCTTGGTATGAAGAATAACGACCAACGAGATATGATAGAACAGTTGTTAGGTATTCAAGAACTTTCGCAAAAAGCAGAAATTCTAAAAGACAGAATGAAGGACACTAGAGATAATATTAAAGAAGAAGAATTCCGTATTAGTGCTATGAAAGATAGCAATGAGCGTATGGACAAAAATATCAAAGAACTAGAAAGTCGTAGCAATGCCTGGGAACGAAACAAGTCTGTTAAACTAAACGAAATGGCTGATGCGTTAGAGCAACTAAAAGAAATTGATATCGATTGCGAGGTTGAAAAACATAATACATTAGTTGTTATTAAAGATCACGAAGCAAACTTAAATATATTATCAAACAATTTAACAAACACCCTTAACTCTTTTAAAAGAAGTAAAACTAAACTAAGCGAACTAGAGGCTAATTTAGTTAAAGCAAAGGAAGGCGTGTGCCCCACATGTGAACAAGGTACAGCACATTTAGACACACATGAAGCATACACAAAAGATTTAGAAACCAAGATAGCAGAAGAAAAAGAATACTTCACAGGTTTAACTATTAAAGAAGAAGATTTAAAAGATGGCATAGAAACACTAGGACCTGTTGAAGAAAGACCCAGTACGTTTTATAAAACATTAGAAGAAGCACTTACACATCGTAATAATGTTGATAATTTAATAGACAGTATTAGCACAAAGCACACTGAAGAAAATCCATACATAGAACAAATAGAATCTATGAAACAAAGTGGTATACAAGAAATCAGTTGGGACACAATCAACGAACTCACAGCACTAAAAGATCATCAAGAATTTTTATATAAACTACTAACAAGCAAAGACAGTTTTATCAGAAGACGTATTATTGATCAAAACATTGCTTACTTGAATCACAGATTAGCACACTACTTAGATGCTATTGGCTTACCGCATGACGTTAAATTTAACAGCGACCTAAGTACAGAGATTACAGAATACGGCAGAGATTTAGACTTCGATAATCTAAGCAGGGGCGAACGTAACAGACTTATACTGAGTTTGAGTTGGGCATTTAGAGATATATTCGAAAGTCTTAATCACCCAATGAACTTCCTGTGTATCGACGAACTTATTGACAGTGGCTTAGATGCTACAGGTGTCGAGAATGCGTTAGGTATACTTAAGAAAATGAGTAGAGAGCAGAACAAAAACATTATGCTTATATCACACAGAGAAGAACTAAGTGGCAGAGTTAATGATGTATTGTATGTGATCAAGGAAGGAGGCTTCACTAGTTACAACACGGACACAGAATATGTAGGCGATAAGTGAGCGGTTGGGAAGGCGATGA